GGCGGATGTCCGGGAGAGTATCGAGCTTGAACTGTGGGACGCAATGGTCGAGGTGGATACCAAGTTGCGCTCCGATGCTAACCTAGACGGCAACTGCACCGACTCCACGGTGGGGAACGCCACGGTCTCAACGTTGGACATGGGCGGGGCTTTATACCGCACCGCGACGATTCCGTTTGAGATCCAGATCTACGGGGACGTGACAATCACTCCATAGGAGCAACCAATGGCAAAGAAATCAGGACTGGGCCAACAGATATTCGTTCAAGGCTACGACCTAAGCGGGGACGTGGCCGCGATAAATAATGCCGGCAGTCCTCGCACATTGCTGGATCTCACACCGCTCAACGCCTCGGCCCACGAACGCCTGGTCGGATTATCGGATGGCAACATATCTGTGTCGTCCTGGTTCAACGATTCCACCGAGCAAGAACACGCGGCATTCTCAGGACTGCCGACCACGGACCGGATCGTGACCTGGGCCTTCGGCGCAACCCGCGGGGACGTTGCCGCCTGCCTGGTCGCCAAGCAAATAAATTATGATGGGAGCCTGGCGGCGGACGCGTCGCTTTCTTTCACAATCGACACCCAGGCCGCGTCCGGAGTCCCGCTTGAGTGGGGAAATACTCTGACCACCGGCAAGGAAACGCATAGTTCGGCGACAACCTCCACCAGCCGGGACGATGGGGCGACCACCGGCTACGGTCTGGTAGGTATTCTGAACGTGACCGACGTTGATTCGGGAACTGTGACCGTGAGCATCCAGCAATCAGCGGATAACGTGACGTTCGCCGATATTCTATCTTTTGTGGCGGTCTCCGCTGCCGCGGCTCCGACCGCTCAGAGATTGCCGCTCAGTGGGGCGATATTGCGATACCTCCGGGTATCGACCACCGGGACATTCAGCAACTGTGATTTCTGCATGGTCACCCGGCGGGGGGAGCTTCAAGATGATGTCAGCCTTAATCCGTAATGGACGACATCCAGGAGGAATTGCGTCTAGCGCGGGAGGAGTTGGAACGATTAAGGCAAACACGGGAGGACAAGTCCGAAAAAATTCAGATGAACAGCGGGGATATCGTCCGATTGGTCATAGCGGCCCCCGTGGTTTTTGTCTGGTTGTTCCTGGGATCTAGAATCATTATCTCAGCCACAACTTCTACTGCGGTGTTGGAGCACATCGAGCCCCTCCTGCTGGCCCTGAGTATCCTTACCATCCCGGTCACGGCCATACTTTCGAGCCTATTCAGAGTTGATGGAAAATGACGCTATTCGAGAAAATCTGCCGAATGGTCGGGGACCGGCGAATCCCGGCTTTCAAGATGCCGGCATTCAAACGGTTTCGGGTGGGATTCGCCAACCGTCATGCGACATCAGTCGTGGTCCTTGCGATCATGGTCAGCGCCGGAGCCGTGAGCGTTGGTCTTTTTTTCGCCATCCGGGATGTCAATTCCACGACCTATAACTGGCCGGAGCCTGCCGAGTATGCGGTCACTGCCGAAGGACTCCAGACGATGGGACAGAAGAATCAGGACTACCCGGATGGGACAGAGAGCCAGACCTTGAGCATCCGCCTCGCTGATGGGGCCAGGATTTCGAACCTGTCCATATCCGGGACCAATCTCGGTCGCGCCGGGATAGCCCGAGCGTTAGATATTTCTCCACTTACCACTGCCGTCACTGGAACGGGCGCCTATCTATTCGTTGGAAATCTGACCATGACCGGGTCGGCTTTTCCGACGTTAAAAGTGGAGCAAAGCGAAGTCGGGACGTTGACGACTGGCCTCTTATGCGACGGTCATACAATGGCCGCAACTATTACAAACACGATCCCGGACCAGGTGCTTACATCCAAGCGTTTGAGTTCGGTATATTCAGTTTCAGATTCGATCGTGGACAGAATCCAGATTCACATCACCGGCACATCGGGCGCCTACATCGACCAGTTGACTATATCCGATGTCCAGGCGTGGAACGGGGAAGCCTATTTTTCCAGGTTAAAGGTGGGAACGCTCACCTTTAATAACACATCGCAAATCGGGGATGGCTCCGGCGTGGACTCTGCCAGTTGCTATTTTGATTCCAGCGTCCTGGCGCGAAATATCACCAACACGATCCAGGACCGCCCGATAAAAGTCCAATGAGAAGAACCGCCGCAGTGGTTATACTCCTCGGCCTTGTAGCTATCTTTTCGTTGATAGCGTTGTCGCCCTGGATCATGGAAGGGCCGAGGCGGCTCATTCGCCAATTGGCGGTCACATAATGAAAATTCTATTATCTAAAGTTCGCCCTCAAGTATTTCTCTCCATCGTCTGCGGGACGGTGGTGGCAATCACCATCTCGTTCATCGCCTGGCAGCTAGAGAGTATCGAGATCATCACCGGCGTGGCCGGGTCCGTGTTCGGTTTCTTGGCCGGCATCTCCAGCAAGTTACTGGAAGCGGAATGACCAATTACGTTAAAACGCTGATCGGCGGCGCCACATTGATGGCGCTGGGAGTCCATTTTATCGAGGATGTGGCGCTGATCTCCATCGGCCGTTGGCTGCCGCTGCCCTGGTGGGCCGTCTATGCCATCGGGATCGGGTTTTCCTGGATGATGCTGGCCGGGATCATAAACCGGTTGGAACACCGGAAGGAGCAGATGACCACATGAGAATCTTCTGCCTTATCGGTCTTCATGGCTGGCATCTGGAGGGCTGGTCGGGCCGGGTCTGTCACCGCTGCGGACACCGGGAGATTCTGATGTATACCGCGGAGGGCGGCGCCGTCTGGGAACGGGTGGCGTGAAACCGCTACAACTGGGCCTGAGTTTGATTCCGGTGGCGATCATCGTGATTGCCCTGATCGGGTGGGTCGTGACCCTCCGGGGCAACATCGACGCGGCCATGGAGAGTATTCAGGCATTGCAGGAGTCCCAGTATGACGATACCGACATGGTGGAACGGGTCCAGGAGTTAGACATCGAGATGGCCGACAAAGTGGCCGACGTAACGACCCGGCAGGCGGTCGTGGAAAATGAGATGCGGCAGATCATGTCAGACCACGAAGGATTCGCGGATGTGCTGTATGAACTGGGCGAGTCTGGGCTCATCGAGCGCCGGGAATATGGGAACTATAAATGACGACCCACTGGAAGGCCGCAAGGCCCAAGGATTCCCACTGGCGAGAGGCATCTTGCAGGGAGGTCGGATGTGGCCAATACTTGAACGGGTGGCAGACCATCCTACCGGCCAGCGATACCGCCAACGTCGGATATATCCGGCGGTCTGGTCTGGGATTCCGGGAGGAGACCGAGGGCCAGCTTGTCCGGTTCGTATTTGAACCGGGTCAGGAATGCTTCACGGGCCGGGCCGGGGAACACCGGGTTCCGATTGAGCGTGACCCTATCCTCCGGCGGGACAGTCAGGTAATGGCCCCGCTGGAATGGTTGGACCGGATGAACGATGACCTTTATAAAATCAGGGAGGCATAACAATGGCAAAAGAATCAGGGCTGGGAATGAGCGTGGCGGTGGACGATTCCGGTGGATCGGCCCGGACCATATCCAATGACATCACAAATATGGACTGGACCACGCCGAGATCCGAGCAGGACATCACCGGTATGGACAAGTCGGCGATCGAACGGCTGTTATTGCTGGCGGACTTTAGCGTGACTCTGAATGGCGTCTTCAACGATGCGTCGAATGAGTCCCACGATGTTTTTAAGACCGTCTCATCGTCCTCAGTGGCGCGGACGGTGACGATCACTATCAGCGGCCAGGTGCTGGCCTGCGAGACATTCTTTTCGGACTACTCTTTAAGCCGGTCGTCCAGCGGGGAATTGACCTGGTCGGCGCCTGGGGCGTTGGCCGGCGGTGCGGTTCCAACGTGGGCCTAGCACAGGTCGGACTGCATCCGATTCTAGATAAGGCGGCCCGGAAGGGCTTCCGGCTCCCGGAGAAAACGGCCCGGATAACCTTTGAAGGCACCGACTACGACGGGGCCGAGATACGGGTGCTGCTCAGTGTCACGTTTGGAAAGTTTATTGCTCTCCGGGAATCTGCCCAGGGTGAGGACCAGGAGACAATGGCCCGGTTATTCGGGGAAGATGTCCTGATGGACTGGAACCTGGAAGATGATGACGGGACGCCGATCCCGGCTGATGGTGACGGGATGCTGGCGATCCCGATGGAGTTGACCAACCTGGTCGTTCAGCATTGGGTCGAGGCGGTGGCCGGAGTGGCATCCCCTTTGCCGCCAGCATCCGGAGATATAAACACGTTGGCGGCGGCATCGACCGCGAGGGAAATCGGGTAGTGAAGCCGTGGGAATTGGAACGGGCCGAGATCATTGATGGCCTGTGCCAGCGGTATAGCTGCCTTCCATCACAACTCATGGAGGAGGAGGCGGCGATCCTGAGTATGCTGGCAATAGTGCAGGCAGGCCAGCCGGACGAGAGTAATGGCTAATTCAGTCGAAATCACAATCACCGCGGACCCGTCTTCGGCCGAAGCCGGATTCAAGAAGGTCAAGACCGGCTTCCAGTCGGTGAAAGATTCCATCGTCAAAAACCGTAAGGCCATCGGATTGGGTATGGTGGCGATGGGCGCGGGGATCGAGGCGCTGGCAAAAAATCAGCAAGGTCTCACCGACTCGACGTTGAACCTGTCCAACGCCACGTTCCCATTGGACTCGGCCCTTCAACTGATGACACTGGGCGCACAACAGGGGCTGGATAGTGCGGACGCCTTGAAAGCCTATGCCGGTTTCTGGGATACCGTCGGCGATGCCACCGGGCTGAGCGCCGAGGCATTGGCCAAGTCCGGTGCGGCGTTGGCGGCTGTGGGAATCGAGGTGGGGAACGAAAGCGAACTCCTGGGAGCATTCGGACTCATCACCCAGGAAAGCACCTCATCGGTCCAGGACTTCCTGGACGGGATCGCAAAGATGGCCCCGGAGATGTCCGACATGGGCATCTCTGTGAACGAGGCCGCGGTGATTATGACCGCTATGGAGCGGGAACTCGGTCTGACAGCGAGAACCGCGAGAACGGAATTCAAGGAGGCGTTGGAGCAATCGGAGACTGGCCTCGCCGGCGTGTTGGAGCAATTAGGTCTCAGCGAGGACCAGATAGCCACATACCGGGCCAAGCTGGAAGGCTCGACCGGGGTGATACAGGCCAACGCCGACGCCCACGCATCCACCAAGACCGTCATGGATAAGCTGAAATCGTCCATGTCGGATCTGATGTTCGCGAACGGCGCACTGATAGAAAAGGCGTCGATGTTGGCTCCGTTATTTCTGGCGGCGGGTCCAATAATGGCCGGGTTTTCCGGCATCATGGGCGTGATGAGTGGAATCGCAAATATCGCCAAGATCGCCATGATAGGTCTCAACCTTTCGCTTGGCCCGATTACTCTCATTATTTTAGGTATCACCGCCGCTATATTGGCCGGTTACCTGATCTGGAAGAACTGGGACACAATCATCCAGGGACTTAAAAAGACCCTGGACATTTTAAAGGACACTTTCAAGACCGTCTTTGACTTCATCAAAGAGATCGTGTCCAGAGTATTCACCAAGATCACATTCCTATACAACTCCAAGCTGGGCTGGCTCCTCCCGGCTGGTTCGCTGATCAAAGCCATTCTGTTCCTCAAGGACAATTGGGACACGATCTGGAATGGTATCAAGACTACTTTTGACACGGTGACCGGGGCTTTGATCGGGGCATTCCGGACGGTAAAATCGACCATCCTGGGAATATGGGATGAGATGGTGGCCGGCATCAAAAAATCTGTGAATCTGATTATCACCGGGATCAATACGGTCATCCGGGGAATAAATAAATTCAAAATCACGGTGCCTAGCGTAAGCGTCCTGGGAAAGACCATCGTCCCGGGCTTCAGCGTGGGCCTTCCTCAGATACCGGAGATTCCAAGTCTGGCAAGGGGCGGCATCGTGAACCGTCCCACGCTGGCGATGCTGGGAGAGTCCGGCCCGGAGGCGGTCGTCCCGCTGGGGCGTGGCGGCGCCGGCATGACCGTCAACCTCGTGATCAATGGGGACATCAACGGGATGGATGACTTCGAGCAGAAGGTTACCTCGGTGATCCGGGACGCCGTCCTGGGCGGCGGGTTCTCCGGCGTACTGGCGAGGGCGTAATGGTGGTGGCTAGCTATAAGCTCCAGGTGGATTGGGCAAATGATGGCTCCTGGACTGGGACAGGTGAAACGATAGACATGGGCCGGGTCCGCGGGATCACCTGCTCGTTCGGTCGGGACCGGGCCAGCCAGTTGACCGGCAAGTCTAAGGCCGGCAAACTCACCGCCACGCTGGACAACCGGAGCGGGGACTATAACCCGTTCAATTCTTCGTCGCCCATATATGGCAACATCCTCCCAGGCCGTCCCGTCCGGCTCCTGGGAACCTCGACCACCCAGAGCGACCAGGCCATCTGGCAGGGATACCTGACCCGGATCACGCCACAGGTTTTTCTCGGCGGGGACGCCACTGCGATATTGGAGGCTACCGGGCCGCTGGGCCAGATCAACCTCGACCAGATCGAGGTGGCGATGGTGACCTCCCAACGCACCGACCAGGTCGTGGATGACATCCTGGACGCCGCCGGCTGGGGCGCGGGTAGCAGTTACCGGACGCTCGACACGGGCAAGACCACGATAACAAGATATTGGAAATCCGCCACATATACGGTCCCGGCCCTCCAGGAGATCGAGTCTACCGAGGGGGGATTCATCCGGGAGGGGAAAAATGGCAAGATCATTTTCGACAACCGCCACCATAGATTGGCCGGCGCCGCCCTGACCAGTCAGGCGACCTTCTCAGACGCCTCAGATGCGGCCCGGGTCTATTCCGCTTTAAACCAGGACGATCCGTTGCCCCATATTTTTAATATTTTCGAGGCCGATGTCCAGGGCTACACGACGGCCAGCCTGGCGGTCTTGTGGACCCTTAGCGAGACCGGCGCCAGTTCCCCGGCGATCGCTCCCGGCGTGGCCCGGACATGGATCGCCCGTTATCCCACCGGCGCCTCGGCCAACAGCGCCGAGGCGGTCGATGCGTGGACGACCACGGCGGCGACCACTGACATGACCGCCAACGCTGCCGCGGATGGGTCGGGGACCAACGTCACCTCGGACATCGGCATCGCGGTCAGCAAGTCCTCCGAGACGATGGACATCACGCTGACCAACAACGGGAGCGTGAACGCCTACGTTACCAAACTCCAGGCTAGAGGGACGGCCATCACCGCCGACGACCCGGCCAGCATCAAACAGGAGGACGCGACCTCTCAGACGGCATTCGGCAAGCGGACCTGGCCTAGCAAGACAAAATTTATCCCCTCCACGACCGAATGCCTCGACTGGGCCGACTTCAATATCTCGATCTACAAAGACCCGACCGCGGTCCTCAAGTTGTCCTATTTCGCCAACCGGGACACGAACGCCATCAACGAGATGCTCGACCGCGACCTCTCGGAGCGGGTGTCGGTCGTGGCCGATAATAACGCGGACCTGTCCATCGACGACCGGGACTTCTTCATCGAGGCTATCAGCCATCAGATAAGCGCCGACCGCTTGCATAAAGTCACCTACCTTCTCTCCGATGCGGTCCAGTTCTCGGATTTCTGGATTCTGAACACCTCCGCGTTAGGAACTAATACCAGGCTGGCATACTGATGGATGACTATATCGCCCAGCACAACGACCTCCAGCCGGAGCCTTATCTGATTTTCGTCCGGGGGATGTATATGCGGATGGGATTCGGGTCACTCCCGGACCCGACCGCCGGCAATACCTCCGGAGAGGTCGCGGCCCGTATCAATCATGGCCGGTGGCTGGTCGATTGTCCCGGGTGTAATAGCGCCCTGGTCGTTGATCTTTCCGAGCTGGTCTTTATGTGCGTTGAGTGTGGGAACGCCGCCAACGGCGGGAAGTGGTTCGCGGTGACCGTCCCTCGAAACCGGGCGGCCATCGAGGCCGAGCTACTCCAGCGACCCTGGAACGGGCGCAACCCTGCCTCGGCAATCAACCGGAACTGGGAACCGGGGGAGACCGTGGCAACACTTAGACAAGAAAACACCGACCACGGTATAGGAGAATAAATTGGCCTGGACGACACCAAAAACGTGGGCCTCCGGTTACATCGTTTTGGCCGCGGACCTTAACACCCACCTCCGGGACAATCTCAACGTGACCGCGCCGGCGGTTATGACCACGGCCGGAGATATAATCTACGCCTCCGGGGCTAACACTCCCGCGAGGCTTGCGAAGTCCACGACCTCGACCCAATATTTGGCAAATACTGGCAGCAGCAATATCCCGGCCTGGAACGAGGTCGCGCTTGATACTGGAATCAGTGGAACGCTCCCGGTCGGAAACGGCGGGACCGGCCAGACCAGTCTAACGACCGGGGCCATCCTGATCGGCAATAGTTCGTCAGCGGTCACGATGGTGACCCAAACGACCAAGGGCCAAATCCTGATTGGGGATGGTTCCGGACCTCCGCAGATGTTAGCAGTCGGCAGCAACGACCAGGTTCTGATCGCCGATTCCGGGGAGACGACCGGCGTAAAATGGGGAGCAGCCGCCGGCGCCACATTGGCCGAGAATATGGAGGACTTCGTAGAGGGCGGAACGGACCAGGTCATATATGCCACCAGCGGAGCGATCCAGGGCAATATTGGGACAACCGGGACTCTTATCGGGGGCGGTTGGAAATTCGTCACCAATGCCTCGTACCAATTAGCACAGAGTACAACTTTACGCGGGGCTTTGCTGATATTGGCCGATGGGGTCGCGGATAAATATTCCAGTGTGGTGGCTGGTCAGGATCTATCGGCGGCAGATGATTGGACGATAGTTATTCGTGCACTCCTGATGTCTGCGGATAGCTCCCAGCCGGTGTTTATGGGTCTATCTACGGCGGACGCACCTGCCGACGCCAACGACCGGATAGGATTCCGGAGCCTGGGCGGTAATATCGTCGGGTTCACCGATGCCGCAGGGTCTGAGACAACCAGGGATTCCGGCACAGCCGCGAATGGCTCCACAGTTCATACATTCCGTATTGAAGTTTCAGGGAACGGCGGGACCGTGAAATTCTACCTGGACAACTCCCAGATCGGCGCCAACGTAACCACCACTATCCCATCATCTACGGCGATGCAGATCACGATAGGTGTGACGGGCCAATCGGGTGTCGGAGGTACTCTTGACCTGGCGAACGCGTTCGCATGGAGGGAGGTCTAATGTGGGTTAAATCTTCAGTCCCATATCTGGAGTTTACCCAAGGGCGGGACACGGGATCGTCGTTCCATCGTGAGGATGATTCCGCGGGTGAGGTATGCGGATGGGTCGAGGTTTCAAGGGCCGGCGATGTGGAGATAAGCCAGGCAGATTATGAGACCCTGGCTCAGACCATCCGGGATTACAATGATGCTCTCCCAGTGGTTGTAGATGCCGCTGTGACCAATGCCGCCAGGCTGGAGGAATTACAAGAACGGATGGTGGAGGGCACCATCACATCGGATGAGACGGCGGAATTATTACGCCGGGAGCGGGGACTCCAGGACCGGTACGAACAACGCCAGGCTGAGATAGCGGCGGAGTGCTGATGGACGGAGTCGCAGAGATCGGCCAGATCGTCGGACCCATCGGCGTTCTGGTCGTGGTCGTTGCCTGGGCACTGATCTCCCGCCGGCATGGCAACGGGCAGGCCGACCGTTATCAGGTGGTGGTCGCCAAGCTGGACGCCCTCCGGGATGACATGTCCGAGATCAAGACCGATGTTCGGGAACTGCGGTCCGGTCTAGTCCATCACCTGGAAGACCACGCCCACACATAGCATTTCTCTCTCTCACCCTTCGGCAGCGGCCCCGGTGGAAACCCCTCCCACCGGGGCTGTTGCTATTGTGGGACAAACCACAACTATCTATATTGATGCTTGACAGTTTGTATAGCCGGGATATATAATAGGGTTAGTTAAGCAAACGAGAGGAGAAACGAGATGAAGATAGACAACATTAAATGCACCGCTACCAAGAGCAACGGTAAGCCCTGCAACTACAAGGCAACCTACGAGGGACTTTGCACCATCCACAACCGGCAAATCAGACGGGTAGCGTGGAAAGCCGATGGACGCCCCGTAACGACCATCAACTTCGACGGTTCCAGGACAGTCGAATACCTAGGGTAAGGAAGGTGAGCCAGCCCCTCCGGGCCGTAATCCACGGCCCGGGGGTCGGCGATAAGCCAAAGAGAGAGAGAGAAAACCATGGAGATCAAGACGCTGCAACCGGCAAT